TCGGTAAGGGGTCTGAATGTTCCCTTATAAGGCACTAGTGCTTGAGGTGAAGCGACCGCGAAGAATTCGTTAAGCTCTGGTGGTTCAGTGAAAGGCTCCAATGATGGCCATTGAAGACAAGTGGCCACGGGTGTCAGAGTTTTCGCAGTGCGACGACACATAAGGTATAAGAAACTTTTATCTTGCATTATAGCATTTTCGATTTCCCCGAATGGTACAGCGGATGGTCGTAGTGCAGTGAATATGCGAATTATCGTTTCTAATTCTTCCCGGGTTTCTTTTCCATTAGCCAGATTGTCATAAGCGGATCTAGCCTTGGTGTGATCGAGGCCGGCGTCAATTAGGGCAACATACACAGCCAAGTGAGGTCGTAAATGAGTGGGGATATTTCTATTAATCGCTATGTATGGTATAAAATCAAAGAATTCATATTGGATTTGAATGCATTCAGGTCTAGCGGTCATTTTATAATGGATAAGTTGTGGCAAGTCATGATATTTAGCATTAAGGAAGTATTGAAGATATGCTGTGGATGGGTATGCCTGGGGAGTTGAGCCAGTTCCAGCTGAAACTGGGCGTAATACGACATCCCCGGGTCCATACCTACCGACCCTACCGTCCCCTTGATGTTGGGTGTCCTGATCTGACCACTGTAATCGGTGCTCGCCTTGATGAACTGCGTGCATTTTCCCATCCGTGACCATGAGCTTGAAACCCGGAAGAGAAAGGCCGGTATTTATAACTTCAGTGGCAACGACGACTTGTGCTGAATTGGGGATGGGAGCCCTAGCGTTTGCACCACTTAGGAGGTAACATGACCAACGATCATATTGTAATTTTTCCAAAACTTCATTTGCCTGACCACGACCATTAATATGAGTGCATTTTATAAGAACTCTCTCCTTGAAAGCTTCGGGAGATGATGGGCCAGTCATTGGCCATTTCTCAACAAACTTACTACCGAATTGACGTAGGGCTTCAGCCGGATCTAAAGTGTCTGGTATAGGCCAGATGGTTGGAGCAAATCTTCTAGGAATTGATGCATCAATCATACCTAGTTCAATACCTGGCACTGCCTTAGGAGTAGCAGATAGCAATATACAAAGAGCGCCTATCTGGCATAGATGTTGGAAAAGGGCTATTTTCTGACCATTAAGTTCATGAAATTCATCCAATAGGAAAATATCTTGATGATTAAGTTCTTCTGATAAAACTCGATTAAGGATGTGACCATCCGTGCCTAGAATAATTTGAGCATCTGAAGGAATGTGAAGTTGTTTAGTAGCCCGGAACACTTTTTGTCTGCTATTTTCAAATGGTGAGTTCCATTTCTCTCTTAATATAATCCGTGGGAAACTAATTACAATACGGCCCCCGTTTTTAATCCTCTTGTTGATTTCAGGATTATGGCACCGTTCATTGAGGAGTGCATAAGGGAATAATGTACTTTTCCCTGATGCAACTACTGACTTGACAATTAAGGGCTGAATGAATTCAGGGGTCTTTGTTGATGGACCTAGAGAGACGCTACTTGGAATTTCCATCTGAGCAGTTCTGGAAAGGTTTGACTGGAACGCGGCATGCTGATCACGCACTATGCTATCCCAGGGGTTTATGAATGGAGCGGGAGTTGAATGCCCTGGATGATTCATAATTTTCCCATATCCAAAAATGACGTTACAGATGGTTGATATATTTTCAGTTAAAAGAGCGTTTATAGTGTACAAATGAGCGAATGGTGATATCGGATAATCGAAAAGCCACATTGGAAGCAGACTAGAAAGGAAAATACCGAATCTTTTGGACCATATGAAAATATCCTTGGGCATAATGCTTGATAGGACAGGTGAAGTGTCCCCATAGCAATGCCAGTATAAGCAAGAAAGGACTCCATAAACTTTGGGTAGGTCCAACATTATTGCGTAGAACACGCGAATGAATGAACCAAATACGGGTATCCTAATGAGCTTGCTTTCCAGGACATAGAACAGTGCATAAAAGATAAGGCCACAAATAAGTCTTGAGCCATAAGCTTCCTTGGTGTGACTATCATGGTCTTCCTTAAATTCCTTAGTCGAGAGGTTTCGGTAAAAGTCAAAACCATTGGTGACGGACGACCAGGGTGATCTGGCTAATTTACCCACGAATGCACCTTCCGAAACAGGGGGTTCGCATTTGGCGGTGAAGTGTTCTACTGGGTAATTTGCGGTAGAGAAAGCCGGTTCTCCGGTAGCTGGGAGAATGTTTGCGGTCATTTTATAGATATGACGAGGTATACCCTCCAACTCGGAAGAAAGAAAGTCTAAGGTAAAGTTTACTGTCTCTAACAAATTTCCGCTTTTCTTCTCAAGTTTTTGAAGGAATGTTTGCTGCTGAAATAAGACTGGCAGTTCAATCTCTGTGTTCATGGCATTTCGTAGACTTGAAGAATATCTAGGGAATTTGGCGCTTTCCAAGAATAGGAAAAATTGTTCTTGACGAGATATGGGTGGTGCTTTCCCACCTGTCAAATATATTTCTTTGTTTTCTCTTCGTATTTGCCTTGGTTGACGAGCATTACTGCCGTGTTGTAGGTCAATGTAGGGCATGTCGTATTGGTCATTACGTATTTTTGTGACAACCCCGGGCACATGATAGAATTTCGCTAGGCGTTTGAGATCAGCGCAATATTCGTTCGCAAGAATTTTCCAAAGCGTCATATTGAAAACGGCTATGTTGGCCATGCCCATATACTTCTGTAAGTTTGAATGGACAAAACCCAAACCGCCTGCTTGATTCTGGTAATAACGTCTGGAGGACAGTCGAATGTATGCTTCTCTTTCACGTTGATAGACGATAAATCTTGGGATTGGGATTTTCTTAGGATTTGTTTCTCCAAGACTGCGTTTTATATTAAGCATCATACGTTGCCAACCTTCAAGTTGTTTATGATCATCAATGGTTGGTCGGCGAACTGACTTGCCAAGGTACTCAATGTCTTGAATGCGGTCAAAGAAGTTAGTATCACTCCAATTAAGGTGGACCCCATATTGTTTACATGATTCTATGAAAAGATGTTTGTCGAAGGTCAAAATGTCCATATTCTTTAGGCAAATGGCGCTGTCATCACCGGTGTTGTAGAGTTTGTTGCCTTCACGGAAGAAATCTCTTGGTGTTTTGACTATTCCAAGGTGTTCATGGTAACGCACCCAACCAGCTATGAAAGCGGCTTTGAATCCCCAGCCATTATCCCAACTTGTTGCGTTCTCACCTGTGCCGCCGCCGCGGTTTTTGTGAACCACATTATAGCACAGATGAATGTTTGGATATAGATTGGTGGTAAGCCATTGTTCAATCTCGAGGTCCGTTTTGAACTCACGCCAGGCATGTCTGCTCTCCCATTCACGTTGACCAGTGGTCGCGTGTATGAATAAGGGAGACAATAGCCGGTAACGTAATCTTTCGTTTTCATTGGGGGAAAAGAAATGAATGTCGCTCTCTTTAGAGCATAACACAATCCTATTTTGATATAACGAATGTATAGGGTGATTTTCATCGTAAAGTTCATTTTGAGTTAATCGTGGAAATGCATTATGAATTGTCGCTGCTGAAATCATTTGTAAAGGATTTTTGTTTGCAATTTTGGCAGCGAGTTCTTCGGAATCTACAATTACAGAAACAGA